CTTACTATCAGACCTTATTATATTAGCTAAAGAAGCAACCCCTGTGATAAGATCATATGATTCTTTTAATGCTACTGGAAATTCTTTCTTTCTGTCAACAGTAAAAGCTCTAAAACTGTCATCTGATGTTACTCTTGTCCTGATATTTCTAAATCTACCTATAGATAACCCTAGTGTTTCTATGTATTCTGCAACAATAGCATGATATACTGAACTAGTTTCATGAAGAATTCCTTGACACATGCCCCATCGTAGAGTCTTACCAAATCTCTTTATTGATACGTCTAACTTTATCTTGTTTATGAATTTTCCCAATGTTGTTTCATCAGAAAATATTTTGTTCTCTTGTATTAATTCTATTATAGACTCAGGATATTTTGCTTGCTTTGTTTCAAATTTGCATAAAACTCCTTTAGCTAGTCTTTGAATCCCAGGTGAATTTAGATAGAAAACATGTATCATAGCATAAAATGTCACTACAAGATGATTAGGTCCCCATCGTTTTTGATCACTATTATCATACACCAGAATGTCTTCTTTCGTATTCCATTTAAGTGTCTGTTGAATACATTCTTGAAAATTAAAAGCTTTTGCTGGATCTTCTAACACATTTGATGGAAACTCTGGTGAAATTTCTCTTGCTAGTTCTTCGATAAATCTAGAGCCTATTCTCATATCATAGTTACAGACAGCAATTTCTCTGTTACCTTTTTGATCTTTATGAACAACTCGATATGAATATTTTGATGATCTTATAGATTGAAACATAATTAGTGTTAGTAGACTCACACTTTTGAATGAAAGTTTTGCTATTAGCTTTCCTTGTTCTGGACCTCCTTTATTGAAAACTTCAACATCAAAATTATAATCTCCTATTATGCCTTCTAGAACAGAAGATGCTGAACGTATTCCTTGTCTTTTCTCTTCAGGTGTGTCTCCTTTCATGGCTCCTCTTGTTGTACATATATCTATTACACTCTTATTCAATCTCTTGATGGCATCTTCTTCTTCAATATGACAATTGGCTGATCTTGTGACAAATAGAGATAAAATAAATGATAGTGAAAAATTGAATCTTTTAGCTGGATTTGAATATGTTATTGCCAATTGCCTTAGTTCTTGATCCTTAAAATGTGTTACAAGTTCAATGAAATCTTCGCATCCTCC